TTCTAAGATGATCATCCGGAGGGCCAACCAAGCTGGAGTGATAAGAGCGGATAAGGACAATGTTAGAACGGTGGATTCCTTCTTGATGCATCCTTCTAGAAGGGTGTTTAAGAGGTTGTTTATCGATGAAGGACTGATGCTGCATACAGGTTGTGTAAATTTCCTACTGCTGCTATCTCAATGTGACGTTGCATATGTGTATGGGGACACAAAGCAAATTCCGTTCATTTGCAGAGTCGCGAACTTTCCGTATCCAGCGCATTTTGCGAAACTCGTCGCTGATGAGAAGGAGGTTAGAAGAGTTACGCTCAGGTGCCCGGCTGATGTTACGTATTTCCTTAACAAGAAGTATGACGGGGCGGTGATGTGTACCAGCGCGGTAGAGAGATCCGTGAAGGCAGAAGTGGTGAGAGGAAAGGGTGCATTGAACCCAATAACCTTACCGTTGGAGGGTAAAATTTTGACCTTCACACAAGCTGACAAGTTCGAGTTACTAGAGAAGGGTTACAAGGACGTGAACACTGTGCACGAGGTGCAAGGGGAGACGTACGAGAAGACTGCTATTGTGCGCTTGACATCAACTCCGTTAGAGATCATATCGAGTGCATCACCTCATGTTTTGGTGGCGCTGACAAGACACACTACGCGTTGTAAATATTACACCGTTGTGTTGGACCCGATGGTGAATGTGATTTCAGAAATGGAGAAGTTGTCCAATTTCCTTCTTGACATGTATAGAGTTGAAGCGGGGGTCCAATAGCAATTACAGATCGATGCAGTATTCAGGGGACAGAACTTGTTTGTTCAGACGCCCAAGTCAGGAGATTGGCGAGATATGCAATTTTACTATGACGCTCTTCTTCCCGGAAACAGTACTATTCTCAATGAATTTGATGCTGTTACGATGAATTTGAGGGATATTTCCTTAAACGTCAAAGATTGCAGAATCGACTTCTCCAAATCCGTGCAACTTCCTAAAGAACAACCTATTTTCCTCAAGCCTAAAATAAGAACTGCGGCAGAAATGCCGAGAACTGCAGGTTTGCTGGAAAATTTGGTTGCAATGATCAAAAGAAACATGAATGCGCCGGATTTGACAGGGACAATTGACATTGAGGATACTGCATCTCTGGTGGTTGAAAAGTTTTGGGATTCGTATGTTGACAAGGAATTTAGTGGAACGAACGAAATGACCATGACAAGGGAAAGTTTTTCTAGATGGCTTTCGAAACAAGAGTCATCTACAGTTGGTCAGTTAGCGGACTTTAACTTTGTGGATTTGCCGGCAGTGGATGAGTACAAGCATATGATCAAGAGTCAACCAAAGCAAAAGTTAGACTTGAGTATTCAAGACGAATATCCTGCATTGCAGACGATAGTCTACCATTCGAAAAAGATCAATGCGATTTTCGGTCCAATGTTTTCAGAACTTACGAGGATGTTACTCGAAAGGATTGACTCTTCGAAGTTTCTGTTCTACACCAGAAAGACACCCGCACAAATAGAGGACTTCTTTTCTGACCTAGATTCAACCCAGGCGATGGAAATTCTGGAACTCGACATTTCGAAGTACGATAAGTCACAGAACGAGTTCCATTGCGCTGTAGAGTACAAGATCTGGGAAAAGTTAGGAATTGACGAGTGGCTAGCTGAGGTATGGAAACAAGGACATAGAAAAACGACCTTGAAAGATTATACGGCCGGAATCAAAACATGTCTTTGGTATCAAAGGAAAAGTGGTGATGTGACAACCTTTATTGGTAATACCATCATCATTGCAGCCTGTTTGAGCTCAATGATCCCAATGGACAAAGTGATAAAGGCTGCTTTTTGTGGAGACGATAGCCTGATTTACATTCCTAAAGGTTTAGACTTGCCTGACATTCAGGCGGGCGCGAACCTCATGTGGAACTTCGAGGCCAAACTCTTCAGGAAGAAGTATGGTTACTTCTGTGGTCGTTATGTTATTCACCATGATAGAGGAGCCATTGTGTATTACGATCCGCTTAAACTAATATCTAAGTTAGGTTGTAAACATATTAGAGATGTTGTTCACTTAGAAGAGTTACGCGAGTCTTTGTGTGATGTAGCTAGTAACTTAAATAATTGTGCGTATTTTTCACAGTTAGATGAGGCCGTTGCCGAGGTTCATAAGACCGCGGTAGGCGGTTCGTTTGCTTTTTGTAGTATAATTAAGTATTTGTCAGATAAGAGATTGTTTAGAGATTTGTTCTTTGTTTGATAATGTCGATAGTCTCATACGAACCTAAGGTGAGTGATTTCCTCAATCTTTCGAAGAAGGAAGAGATCTTGCCGAAGGCTCTAACGAGGTTAAAGACCGTGTCTATTAGTACTAAAGATATTATATCTGTCAAGGAGTCGGAGACTTTGTGTGATATAGATTTGTTAATCAATGTGCCATTAGATAAGTATAGATATGTGGGTATCCTAGGAGCTGTTTTTACCGGAGAGTGGCTGGTGCCAGACTTCGTTAAAGGTGGAGTGACGATAAGTGTGATAGACAAGCGTCTGGTGAACTCAAAGGAGTGCGTGATTGGTACGTACAGAGCCGCAGCCAAGAGTAAGAGGTTCCAGTTCAAATTGGTTCCAAATTACTTTGTGTCCACTGTGGACGCAAAGAGGAAGCCGTGGCAGGTTCATGTTCGTATACAAGACTTGAAGATTGAGGCGGGTTGGCAGCCGTTAGCTCTGGAAGTAGTTTCAGTTGCTATGGTCACCAATAACGTTGTCATGAAGGGTTTGAGGGAAAAGGTCGTCGCAATAAATGATCCGGACGTCGAAGGTTTCGAAGGTGTGGTTGACGAATTCGTCGATTCGGTTGCAGCATTTAAAGCGGTTGACAATTTCAGGAAGAGGAAAAAGAAGGTTGAAGAAAGGGATGTAGTAAGTAAGTATAAATATAGACCGGAGAAATACGCCGGTCCTGATTCGTTTAATTTAAAAGAA